CGCGACGACGCTGGTTTCTGCGGGAACGGTCAGTGATCCAGCAATCACAGGTACATTTGATGAGTCTTTCGGATTTCTGTCTTTATCCAGCGCAACAAACGTCGAGATCGACGCAACACTTGACGCAACACTCGATGCAGTGACTTTGAGCAGTTCTGCTGAAGTCCTGTCTACGGGAACACTGGCGGAAACACTGGGGGATTTAACCCTGTCTTCTGCGGGGACTGTTGTTTCCGGTATTTCAGGATCTGTGGATGCTTCTTTAGACAATCTGGGTTTGAGCGGAACAGGAGAGGTTTCGGTAGAGGGGACAGCATCGGGCACCCTCGGCGATCTGACTGCCGCAGGCGTCGGGAATGTGGATGTTGCAGGCACGCTCCTGAAAACTCTAGGCGAAGCCCTGCTTGAAAGTACCGGAGTCTTGGGGGATACTGTTTCAGGTATCCTAGACGAAATCCTTGGCACGATGACCGCATCAGGCACGGGCGAGGTGACGGTGGAAGGCTGGTGTACCAAGACCCTCGGGGAAACGATCGTGAGCGGTGCTGGAAGTGTAGCGGTCGACGGGCAAACCATAACAACGCTGGGGGAGATCACTCTGTCGTGTGCGGGGGGAACCGTCTGCATCGGCGTGGCTACTATGGTGCTCGGAAACCTTACGGTAGTCAGTGCGGGATTCGCTGGAACAGTCATTCCGGTAGAGCCTATCGACTTACAGAATCCCAGCAAGGCGACGAGTTCGCCGAATGCAGGGGGACAGGCAAGGGCGGGAATGGAAACAAGGACAAGAACACAGAATACAGAAAACGTAACGGCAGGGGGGTTGCTGATTTCTCAGGCAGAGGGCGGAGGGCTGGCAGGTGCCGACCCCCGAAACAGTTAAACAGTAGGAGAGTTGAATGAGTGTGACAATTACAGTAAAAAAAGGGGATACCGCCCGGGTGATAACGGATACGCTTACGCTCGACGGCACAGCAATAGATCTTACGGACGCAACAGTCCTGCTGATCTGGAAATTCAACGGCACCGTGAGTCGGACAAGAACGGCGACGATTGTCGATGCCGCCGCAGGAGAGATATCCTACCAGCTTCTGGAAGCGGACGTGGATACGGCGGGCGTGGTCGAGTTCGAGTGGGAGATCACCTTCGGCGACGATACTGTCCTGACGGTGCCGACGGATGGAGTCCTGACACTCGGTATTGTGGAGGATCTGGGATGATTACGGAAGGAGTCACGGAAGTACGTTTCATCGAGCAGACAGGTACTATGTCCTGTCACATGTTGCTGAAGGGCCGCTGGCATACGAAGACCTTTCCGAATGACATGCTGGTCAACGACATCATCGCAAGGATCAAGGTCAGGGCCGAAGATCCGTCGCTGTGGCCGGGAGGAGATCCGCCTGAATCAATGGCGGTTGTGCAGAGCGACATGCAGGCATCGGAAACGGGCAACACTTGAGCGAAAAGAAACCAGTTGAGATTCCGTGGCCTCCCGACTACAAGGAGGAGTTCGCCCGACGCGCCAAGATGCTTGCCCGGATGAAGGACGACCCTCAGTATGTAGAAGCCCTCAAGGTGCATTACAAGAACAACCCTGTCGATTTCATCAACGACTGGGGCATGACCTACGATCCGCGCAACGTCGGATCGGATATCCCGTCACTGATGCCTTTCTGCATGTTCAAGCGGCAGGAGGAACTGATCCGCTGGCTGAAAGACCGCCTCGATGCAAAGGAGAACTGTGCGGTGGACAAGTCCCGCGACGAAGGGGCTACGTGGCTGGGGTGCGCCTTCTCTTGGTGGCTCTTCCTGTTCCATGGCGGGGCGTGTGTCGGCTGGGGATCGAGGAAGGCGGAGCTCGTCGATTCCCGCGACGATCCCAAGTGTATTTTCGATAAGATCAGGACACTGCTGAAATACACTCCTGTCCAGTTCAGGCCGCCCAAGAGAAAATACATCGACAACCTGAACAAGCTCATCAACAAGGAGAACGGGGCGACGATCATCGGTGAAGGCGGCGACAACATCGGACGCGGCGGCAGGACGCTTATATACTTCAAGGATGAATCGGCGTTCTACGAGCATCCCGAGAAGATCGAGGCCGCACTCGGGGAGAATTCGTCCTGTCAGGTAGACATCTCGACGCATAACGGCACCAACACGGTTTACTATCGGGCGATTAAAAACTACCCTCCGCACCGGGTCTTCGTGCTTGACTGGAGCCACGACCCGCGCAAGACGCAGAAATGGTTTGATGACAAGCGCAAGGAGTATCGACTGAAAGGCCTTGATGCCGAATTCGCGAGGGAGATCGAACGAGATCCGCGAGGGTCGGTGGAAAATGTCGTCATTCCCGCGCACTGGGTACGCGCCGCGATCGACGCGCATATCAAGCTCGGATTCGGTGACAAGCTTTACGGAGACAATATAGCCTCGCTCGATATCGCGGATGCCGGGATCGACCGCAATGCAGTCTGTCACCGCTACGGCTGGATCATCAAGTCCGTCAAGACGTGGGAGTTCGCCCTTGACACCGCTGTCTCGCTCGATAAGACCATCAGCCACATGATGAACTGGGGCGTACGCAGACTGATCTATGACGGCATCGGTATCGGGGCGGGGATCAAGGGAGATGTCCGTCAGCGGCATGAACGCAACGAAGTGATGTGGCTGACGACTGAAGTGTTCAACGCCGCAAACTCACCTGTATACAAGGATCGCGAGTTCATGGACGGACAGACAAACGGACAGTTTTTCCGCAACAGAAAAGCGCAAGGCTGGTGGGAACTGCGTTTAAGGTTCCTGAAAACTTATCTTGCGCTTACTGAGGATGAGGTATATCCACCAGAAGAGATGATAAGTATTTCAAGCGATGTAGAAAACAGGGAAGTCTTGATTGACGAGCTGGCTCAACCGACATACAGTTCTGCGTCGGGAAAAATTGTGATCGACAAGAAACCGGATCATTCCAAATCCCCTAACTGCGGGGATTGTACGATGATATCGTTTGCGCCTCGGGAGACGCATGAAATGGTCAGTACGGGGATACCTGTCGGTCTGTATTAGGAGACAATTATGGCAACTACAGAAGAACTACTCACGGTGCCGACACACCCTGATTACGATGACACACTTCCCGATTGGGTTCAGATGAGAGACACGGTCAGGGGTGAACGGGCGGTAAAAGCGAAAACAACTTTATACCTGCCCATGACGAGCGGACAGTTGATTGACGGGGTGAATGGAACCGCCCGATATACCGCTTACCTAACTAGGGCTTCCTATCTGAATTTTCCCAAGGGGACGATTTCAGATGCACTGGGTATGATGTTCTCAAGGAAGCCTGATATCGAAGTTCCCGGCGGACTGGACTACCTGCGCGAGGGTGCGACTCTTGAGCGCGAATCTCTGGAGAGCCTGCTTGAAAATATCAACCGGGAACAGTTGCGTCTAGGCAGGATAGGAATCCTTACAGACATGCGGGAGGATACCGGAGAAATCTATTTCGCAAGCTACAAGGCTCCCAGTATTCTCAACTGGCATACCATGGCGGAACAGGGGTCTCCTGATTTCGATTTCGTCCTGCTGGACGAATCAGGTTACTACTTTGAAAGTTCTACTATGAGTTACGGATACGAGCAGAAGTTCAGGGTGCTTGTGCTTATCAAGGAAGTGTATTACACATTTACGACGACGGCAGAGGGACTCCTCAAGGTTGACTTTTCAGACGTGACCACCTTGCCGGGGGATATTGTTGCTCCGAGCTACAAGGGCAAAACCCTCAACAGGATTCCTTTCAACATTGCCAACGTTTCACATGTCGGTGCGGCCATTGAAGAACCTCCCCTTCTCGACCAATCCAACATTTCCCTGACCTACTACAGAGGCGATGCCGATTACCGTCATAGCCTGTACAAGCAAGGTCAGGGAACCTTTTATGCTACAGGACTTACAGACGATGAGATGAAAGCGGAAAAACGTCTTGGTGCAGACGGAGCCATCTACTCGACCAATGACAAAGCCAAAATAGGATTTGTCGAACTTAACGGATTGGGACTTCCCGAGATGCGCGAGTCTCAGCAGAATCTCAAGATGGAGGCTTTAGCTCTCGGTGTTACTCTTTTCGATAAAGCGGGCGTCGAGTCAGGCAAGGCTCTGGAAACCCGCTCCATGGTGAAGACGGCTCCGATCCGCACGATAGCCAGAACAGGGGCTGAAGCTTTGAAGCTGAGTGTCGAGTCTGCCGCGAACTGGGTCGGAGCAAGCGGAGAAACCAAGATCAATCCGAATACGGACTTCCTTGATATCGGAGCTACTCCGCAGGATGCGCTGATCCTTCATTCCCTGATGCGTGAAGGAGGCATGACGCTTGAGGACTATCATGCGTATCTGCATAGAAATAAAATGACAGACAAGCCTTTCGAGGTGTGGAGATCAGACCGTGAACCTCGACTGGAAGAGATTTAGCATCCTGATGTATTCCGAAATTGATTTTCGGATCAGGGCGACCCCAGAGGTACAGGAACACGAAAACAACGTGTGGACTGAAGTACACAGGGCGTACAAATGGAGCGAGGCCATCACGGTCTATCGCAAGATGGTGGACGGCAACTGGGATTTTGACCGATGACCAACAAAGAGATATTCAAGCAGTTCCTGATTCGGCAATCACTGGTAAGCCGTTATATCCGCAAAAGCCAGCAGGATTTTCTGCGCGGACTGAAGAGGGCGGATCGGGAATTACTGGAGATCGCCATCATGGCTGTCGACGCGATGAAAGGTGAATCCATGATCACGGCAACAGGCCAGCAGATTCTCGCGAACGTGAGGAAATCCTTGGAGGAGTCTCGCAGGCTCCTGCTCGATCCGATCACCAGAGAGTTTCTGGAAGAGCTCAGACTGCTTGCCGAGGATCAGGTAAGCTTCAACCGACATACGGCGCAGACAACAACCATCGGACAGGAAAAAGGCATCAACGAGCCTGATGAAGAGAACGACCTGTTCGCTTTTCCGATTGACGGCAAGACTATCGATGAATGGTGGATCTTGTTCTTTGCGGGGGATTCGGATCGTATCATGAGCGCAGTCAACGCAGGTCTGATTGCCAAGGAAGACGCGTCTGCTATCTTCCAGAGGCTCAGGGGGAGTTCAGAACTCGGCTATGCAGACGGAGCTACCAGAGGCTCGGCAACTTCCATGGCCACACTGATTCCCACACTCATCGGCGGGGCGATTGCTTTCGGAAATTATACATTTGATGAAGCGAATCAGGAGCTCATACAAAAAGAGCGGTATACAGCCATTCTCGATTCAAGAACAACCATGCTCTGTGCATCGCTCGACGGTACGGTTTACAGAGTGGGCGAGGGGCCGTATCCTCCTCTGCATCGTAACTGCCGATCCTATCGTGTGCCTCTTTTCGAGGGCGAAGGCGAAGGGGAAGGCGGGATCACTTATGAAGAGTGGCTAAAGCAACAGGATACAGAGACCCAGAATCAGGTTCTTGGCAGAACCAAAGGGGATCTGTTCCGCAATGGAAATCTTTCGATTGGGGACATGCTTCGCCGTGACGGCACTCCCATGAGGCTTGACGAACTGTTTAAAGAGCACGGACAGGCTTTTAAAGACGCAGGTATAACATTTAACAGATAAATAGCCTTGCCTGCTGGCTGGTATATGTTAAACAGGCATCATGAAAATTAAAACCGCATAGAAGGAGACCAAGTCATGTTAAAGACAAGATATAAAGACAAAGAAGAAATACCCGAAGGGTTTGAATCCCTTTACACAGAAAAGGATGGCGAATGGGTCGTCACAGGTATCGAAGGGCTGAAGACCGAAGAGGATACCAAGAAACTTCAGGAGAGCCTTGTAAAGGAACGGGCTGAACACAAAGCGACCAAGGAAAAGCTATCCAAGTTCGGCGACCACAATCCTGAAACTCTCGACGATGATTTGCAGGAGCTTTCAGAGCTTCGCATCAAGGTTGAAAAAGGCGACAAACCCGACGAGGAAAAACTTGCACAGTTGGTTGAGGCCAAGACCAAA